ACTGAGTTCCGTGCAGCTGTGCATCTCAATTACGAGTTGGACAATCCTGCTATAGCCCAGGCGAACTCTATGGGTTTACTAAACCCTTTAGAGCTAGCCTGGGAAGAGCTGCCATTTAGCTTTGTAGCCGACTGGTTTTATCCAGTTGGGGACTACTTGAGCCTTATTGGCAGTGATGCTGGTTGGAACTTTCGCGCGGGTTCAATCAGTAGACGCATAACTCAGGATGCGACCCAAACAATTTCGGAAAACCGTGATAGTTCTTACAATTACGGCTATACCGACGTTGCTGTGTGGGGTCAGGCGAAGAAGAGACACCGGTCTACAATCCGGACTATCTTCCTAAACTCCCCCGTTCCTGAGCTAATTAAACCGAAAAACCCACTAAGCGCTTTGCATTGCAGTGAGGCGATAGCCTTACTCAGCAAAGCATTCCGTTAACTCCCTTTTAGGAGACTCACAAATGTCCGCTATTGCGAACATCGTTGTTCCCGATGCAGCCAGTACTCCCGTAAACCATACGTTTGTGCCGGAAACCATCGACAAAAATAACATCGCCCGTTGGAATGAGAAAACCTCAGCCCTTCCGGTCGGTTATTGGAGTCTGTCGGAATCTATGCGCAAGCCTACGGCTACCGGCGGCGTTTATCGCTTCACATTGGACTTGGGTATCCCCACGACCAAAACTTACACTGATCCAGGTGGGAATAGCGTGACTGTCGTCGATTATACCAATCGTGCGCAAGTCACGTTCCTGCTGTCAGATCGCAGTGTGTTGCAGAGCAGGAAGGACATCCGGAAGCTGCTGGTAGGCATCTTAAATGATGCTATCACCATCGACCAGGTGGAGAACCTGAACAATACGTTCTAATGTATCGTTTGACCCTCACTTTACTGCTACTAGTTGGGTGTTCTACCCAAAATAGCGGAGAAGTCCTAGTTGCATCTGATCAACATTTCAGAGGTTATAACCATGAAAAGCAATCTGTCTTCAGTGTTGCACGTGCGCCGGACCGATCTGGTCCCGGCTCTGGCCGACCTCGCATTTCATTCTGTGAGGTCAGCGACGGCCAAATCTCTTTGTTTGTCCCTGGAAACGGGGAATTACGAGAGGGTTGTCAGCTCGCGGATCAATCCATCGACCTACGAGAGTGCGACCGAATTTCGTCTGGACTATTTTCTTGTCGAATCGTTCTCCAAGTACCCGTATTGGGACCTGAAGATCGACCGCGAGAAGACGGCCCTTGACACATTCGTGGCTGCCGAACAAAGCTGCAAGGAAACGAACACTAGGTTATCTTCTCTCAGGAATTATTCCTGGGAGACTACGAGCGTCTTTGAGACTGCTCGTAGGAAAATTGAGAGCCTTCTCGGCCCATTTAATTGGGACGAATGTGTTCACTACTTTGGCTTTGGTCCAGGTGGTACCACCCGTGTGAAGAAGAAACACGCCGATGCGTACTATAAATTCTCTGGTATACCAGAGTGCACGCTCTCCGCGGAATCCCTAAGCCGTGCGGCACTGCAGTATTTTGACTTATGGGGTAACCCAATAAGCCATGCAGTGTCAATCGTTAAAGGAAACCGCGTGATCACTGTCCCTAAGAACGCAAAGACCGACCGCGTGATCGCTTCCGAACCCTGTATGAACATCTTTATTCAGAAAGGGATTGGAGGCGTCATCCGGAAACGTCTAAAGCGAGTAGGGGTTGACCTTGACGATCGGACGAAAAATCAAGACCTTGCCCGTGAGGGCAGCCTGGATAATCGCCTTGTGACTTTTGATCTCAGCTCTGCATCCGACACTATCTCTATAGAGTTAGTTAGGACCTTGCTTCCTTCCGACTGGTTTGCTGCGATGTCTTCTTGTCGCAGCGAGACAGGCGTTCTTCCTGATGGTAGCTATGTTTGCTACCAGAAGATCTCGTCGATGGGTAATGGATTCACGTTTGAGTTAGAGTCCTTGATTTTTTGGGCTCTCGCTTCCGCGTGTCGACACTACCTTAACGAGAAGGACCGTCGTATGGCAATCTATGGGGACGATATTATCGTCCCTTCAGGTCTTACTGACCTGTTGAAGTCGACTTTAGAGTTTGGCGGTTTTACCGTTAACTCCAAGAAGACCCACGTAGACGGCCCATTCCGGGAATCGTGCGGTAAGCATTTTTTCCGGGGTAGCGACGTTACACCGATCTACTTTAAAGATAGAGTAGATTCTTACCCCCG